AGATATTGTAGAAAACATCTTTGATCACAATGATATTGTTGTGCCAGAATCACCAGGAGATGACATGTTTTTTGAGCCAGAATTTGATGAGCCAGACATGGAAGTATCTTATGAAACTGTTGAGATGGAAATGGAGATGCCTAGTTTTGAGATGGATTTTGAGATGGAGCTACCTGAAATGGATATAGAAATGCCTGAAATGGAGGTTGCCGTCGTTGAAATTGAGATGGAAATGGAGATGGAATTAGAGTTAGAAATGCCAGCACCAGAGCCAGAAATGACAGAAGAGATTGAAGTTGCACCAGAACCAGATACAATGGAGTCAGAACCAGAGATGGAGGAACCAGTAAATGAGCCAGAACCAGAACCAGAATCTCAACCCGAAGTTGAAACTGAGTCAGAACCCGTGGATGAGTCTACTGAAGAAGATGCTAACGAGCCTGAAGCTGATGCGGAAGAGGAGCCTGAGCCGAAAGAGAGCGTTTCAGAGACTGAGGAGAATGAAGAGCAACCAGAAGATATGGAAGAACCAGAAGATAAGGGTGAAGCCGATAAGAAACCTATAAAAAAACTAGAATCCAAAAAAGAAAAAGCTGCTAAAAAAATAGTTAAGAAGATGGGTGATAAAGGTAGATATGATTCATCAAATCAGTTAAAAACTTTGATTGTGATGCAAGTGTTGGGTGATACAAAAACTTTCTTTGAATCACAAAAACAATTAGAGGATAGATTAGATTTCTTTACAGACTATATGATACCAGATACAAAAATAGAAAATAACAATATCGCACAATGGTATCTATTTGGTGGTAGTGATGGTATGATGAATGATATGATAGATTTACAATGGCAGAACTCGAAGTAGCAGGCATTAAGTTTCGTGGCGGGAAGATCTTTTTAGTCTTAACTGCGTTAACAACAGCAGGTGGTGCTTTATGGGGTGGCTTTGAATTTTACAAAGATTACCTAACCATGAAAGAGCAGATACAAGAATATGTTGCACCAGATTTATCAGGCTTTGACAAAGAAATCGCACTTACAAAAGAAGAGATGGACAGCAAGACTGACCTAATACAAACCGAAGTAAACATGATTATGCAAGAGATGGAAATGATTATGTCTGAAATAAGATTAGTTTCCGATGTTGCAAACGAATTGAAAAATGACCTTCGTCAAGATGTAAGACGTATTGAGAAAGTTGTTAATGATGTAGAGCAGATGGTCAAAGAAGATTCGAGAGAAACCAGCTCGGAGTTAAGAGATACCACGAGGGACATGAAGGAAGACATGGAATTATTGTCGGATAAGTTGGAATCAGCCATGACTGCACTAGAAGAAAAGGTTGAGAAAAGAATAAAACTCGCATTAGAAAATCCTTTATCACAAATGTAAGATGGCTAAAACACCTTCCAACGAATACTTTACACCAGTCAAAAAAAGAACTAGTATAGGGCGTTCTTCACGCAGTAGGCCAAAGAACAAAAACAAAAGACGACAGTTTGTCAAATACAGGGGTCAAGGATGACTAAATTATGTCCAAGAGGTAAAGCAGCAGCTAAAAGAAAATTTAAAGTTTATCCTAGTGCATATGCAAATGCTTACGCTTCTAAAATATGTGCAGGTAAAATTAAGGATCCAAGTGGTGTTAAGAGAAAAGATTTTAAAGGACCTAAACCAGCAGGTAAAGCTAAAGGCGGAGAGATAATAGATTTTAATAAAATTTCACAAGATAGAAAAAAAGTATCACAGTTTAACAAAGGTGGTATGGCAAGAGCTTGTGGGGCAATAAAAGAGAATAAAAGAAAAATCACTAAAATAACATGAGCTTAAAAAAATGGTTTGAGCAAGATTGGGTTGATATTGGAGCCAAGAAAAAAGGTGGTGGTTTCAAAAAATGTGGCCGTTCTAAACAAAAAGCTGATGCTAAAAGAAAATATCCAAAATGCGTTCCAGCTGCAAAAGCAGCTAGGATGACTGAGAGTCAAAGAAGATCAGCAGTAAAAAGAAAAAGATCAAAAGCTCAAGGTGTTGGTGGCAAGCCCACTAATGTCAAGACATTTGCTAAAAAGAAAACAACTAGAAAAAGGGCTAAAGCATAATGGCAGTTTCAGGTACATATGACTTTAACCTTGATATAGACGAGGTTATACAAGAAGCGACGGAGATGATTGGGGGCGAAGATACTCTTGGTCATGAACCTGCTTCTGCACGTCGTTCTATCAACCTTATGCTTAAAGATTGGCAGAACAGGGGTGTACTTCTTTGGAGTACTTCTGTTTCTAATATAACTGTATCTGCAAGTGTAGCTAACTATTCTCTATCTTCTTCTACTCTAGATGCTCTGGAAGTTGTTATAAATAGAGATGATACAGATTTACAGCTTGAACGTATAACTCCTGAAGAGTATCTTCTCATACCCAATAAAACACAGAAGGGTCGTCCTAATCAATACTCTATTCGTAGAGGGCGTGATAACCCAGTGCTGTCTTTATGGCCTCTACCTGATAACTCTACAGACGTTTTGAAGATAGAGCTTGTATCTGAACTTCAAGATGTAAATAAATCTGCTATACAAAATGCAGACTTGCCTAAAAGATTTTTGCCTTGCTTGACCTGCGGTCTTGCCTATTACATGGCAATGAAGCGTCCTCTTGTTCCTGAAAACAGGATTATGATGTTGAAGGCAAACTATGAAGAACTTCTTATGAGAGCTATGGAGGAAGATCGTGAAAGGGCTTCTATGTATCTTCGTCCTAGACTAAGGTATATATAGTGGCTAGTAATAAAAATGCTTTAGCTATGTGTGACATATGTGGGTTTGTATATCCACATAGAGTAATGCAAATGAATAGCTATGGGATGCTGGTATGCCCAGAAGACTTTGAAGGACAGTTCGATCTGAAGAACCATCCTCAGAACAAAGTACCTGATGTGAGAGATAATCCAGCTATTCTCAATCCTCGTCCAGATTTGGGAGGAAGAAACCTTGAATGGAGTCAAGCTTCAAGTACTTGGGGATCAACAAATAAATATTGGAATCTAATATGACAGATTTAACAAGCCAACTAATATCAAATACATATAAGAAAATAATACTTGTTAGTTCTTCTGCAACTAATACTGGTGTTAATACTTCTCTCAAAGCTGTACAAACTGGTGATGGAGAAAACACTGCACTGAAGCTAGCTACGAATGCAGTGCAGATTACTGGTGCGCTAGGAGTAACTGGCAACGTATCTCTGGATGCAAACTTACATGTTGATGATGCAGTATGTGCCAGTGCCTTTTACGGAGATGGTTCTAATCTATCTGGTGTGACAGCTACGATTGGTGGTAATATATCTGTTAGCAATGCCACAGTGGGTGGTAACTTACATGTTGCTGGAACTGCCACAGTAGCTGGTGCTACGCATCTGCAAAGTACAGTATCAGTTGGTGGGGCTGCACATTTTGGCTCTACGGCAACAGTGGCAGGGGCAGCACAGCTTCAAGGCACAGTGACGGCTGTAGGTGCTGCTACATTTAAGTCTACAGTTACAGTAGAGAATGCAGCCATACTTAAAAATAATGTATCGGTTGGCGGTACGTTTGCAGCGGCTGGTGCAGGAACATTTACTTCTAAAACAGAATTTAAAAATGATGTATCAGTTAGTGGTCGCCTAGATGTAGCAACGTCTGTTTGTGTAGGAGGCATTGCAAACTTTGCAAGTAATGTATCTGTTAGTGGTAATCTAAATGTAGTTGGCAATGTAACCGCTGTTAAGTTTTATGGAGATGGTTCTAATCTTACAAATGTAGAAGCTGAACTTGGTATTGCCACAAACATCTCTGTATCAGGATTTATACATGCTGGTGGTAGTGTATCAGTTAGTGGACCCTTTAATGTTGTGGGTGCCGCTACATTCCAGAGTGGTGTATCTGTAAGTGGCAATGCTAATATCAATGGAACACTAACTGTGGCGGCTGCTACATCTCTGGCATCTACACTTACAGTTGGTAGCATTGCAACATTTAAAGATGATGTAAGTGTAAGCGGTGATACAAGACTAGGTGGTACAGTTACCGTAGGTGGTGCAGTAAGTCTGGCCTCTAGCCTAAGTGTAGGTGGTGCAGCAAACTTCCTGAGTACCGTAACAATAACTGGTAACAATGTTCAGGCAGCTAATGCAAGAGTATGTGCAAGTGCCTATTATGGAGACGGCTCAAACCTTACTGGTATTAGTACATCAATAGAAGGTAACATATCTGTAAATAATGTTTTAGTTGGTGGGACACTTACAGTAGTTGGTGCTGCACATCTTGGGTCTACAGTAACTGCTGTTGGTGCGGCTACTTTTAAAGATGCTGTATCAGTATCAGGTGGACTTACAGTTGGTGGTGCAGTAGCTGTATCAGGTGGCTCTATTGATTTGCGAACAAGTGCTTCTGATCCTGCATATATTAGATTTTACTGTGAGTCTGGTAATGCTCACTATGCTCAACTACAATCACCACCTCACTCTTCTTATAGTGGTAATCTAACTATTACACTACCAGTTAGCACAGCAACAATAGTTGGTACATCTACTACTGATACTCTTACTAATAAAACTTTTGGTGATGCAGTTAAGTTTGAGTCTACAGTAACTGTTAGTGGTGCAGTTAGTATTGGAGGTGCAGTAAGTATTGGAGGTGCGACTAATCTAGCAAGCACGGTTACTGTGGTAGGTGCTGGTACATTTAAAGATGATGTATCTGTATCAGGTAATGTAAATATAGGTGGCACAGTAACTGTAGGTGGTGCAGTCTCACTAGCCTCTACATTGTCAGTGGGAGGCGCAGCTAACTTTGGTTCTACAGTGACTGTGGCGGGGGCAGTATCTCTTGCATCTACTCTCTCGGTAGGCGGTGCTACAAATCTGGCAAGCACTGTAACAGTTGTGGGCGCTGGTACGTTTAAAGATGACGTATCAGTAAGTGGTAACACTAATCTTGGTGGTACGGTTACTGTTGGTGGTGCAGTTTCACTAGCATCTACTCTAAGTGTTGGGGGAGTTGCTAACTTTGCAGATACAGTAACAATAGCTGGTGCAGTATCTCTAGCTTCTTCTCTTAGTGTTGGCGGAGCAACCAATCTTCTTAGCACGGTAACGGCTACAGGTAACTCTGGTTTTCTTGGTACTGTCAGGGTATCTGGCAATACTTCACTGGAAGGACAGCTACAGTTAAGTGAGTCAGCGGCGGCTGCTGTACATACCACAGCAATTAATGGTGTAACGTCTGTATCCCTGAACTTTGGTATAGCACAGAACTTCTTCACCTCTGTTACTGCCGCACATACTCTGGCACGTCCTACTAATGCAAGGGTAGGACAGGTTGGTAGTATTCTACTAATGCAAGATGGTGGCTCTGGAACAATGTCTTACAACGCATGTTTTAACTTTATCGGCGGTACAGCACCAACACTATCGACAGATGATAATGCAATGGATAGATTAGATTATATAGTTGTATCTGTTTCCTCTGATAATACTGCTGAAAATATTCAAGCAGTAATGACACAAGCTTATAGTTAGGATTAATAAGAATGGTATTTAGTAATAATCTTATCATGGGTGCTGGTGGTCAGGCAAGCGGATATGATATAGAGCAAAGTATTCGTTTTAATGACGATGATTCTGCTTATTTAGAATGGTCTGGTTACAGCGGATCACCGACAAGCGGCACTGATTGCACTTTTTCGTTTTGGGTAAAGCGTTGCAAACTAGGCGCTACGCAAGTTTGTATATACGGCGGCAATGCAAGCGGCTCGACCTATGAGGGTATACGGTTTGACTCTGACGACCAGTTTCGAGTTTTCCAAGCAAGCAGTGCCTACGATTTAACGACCACCCAAGTTTTTCGGGACGTTTCAGCATGGAGTCATTTTGTAGTTGCTTTTGATACAGATAACGGCACCGCTGCTGACAGAATAAAAATCTATCACAACGGATCAAGGATCACGGATTTCAGTCTGGAAACAAACCCGTCGTCTGGATATGTCACAAATTTCAATACGGGTGGTGCTGGCGAGGCAATTCAGATTGG